GCAACAGCTTCGCGATCGGATTGAATTTCGAGAACGAGAGGCCCTTGAAGGCCGACGTCTGGAAGATAGCTTTGGCTATACTTGCCTGAAAGATGAAAAAAGATCGCTGCAAAAGATAAAAGACGGAAAGACCCGTGTCTTTATATGCTTGCCAATGGATTACAATTTGCTAATCAGGAAGTACTTCGGTGCTTTCATAGCTTCCCAGCATCAAAGAGCCGCCCAACCTGGGATTGCATCTTGTGTGGGTATCGACCCCCTTACCTCGTGGAAGGGAATTTATACCGAGCTCTCCAAGATCAATTCAAAGTGGGAGGATTTTGATTATGCCAATTGGGACCAATCGCTTCACCCAGCATTCTTCGAAGCCTATGCACGAATTGCTAGTGAGTACTATGGTGATTCTGAGCAATCAGATAGCCATCGAGTCAGAAGTGTTTTAATGCACGAGTTGTGTTATACCTTCTTGATCATGAACAATAGTCTCGTTTACAAAACGTGTGGTCAGTGCTCCGGATGTGCTATTACAGCTGAAATCAACTGTATTATACACGAGCTCCTTATGCTTTATTCATATAAACTATATTGGAGACGTCGGGGTGAATTCAAAGATATTTGCGATTTCCATTCCAATTGTGCAATACGCGTTTATGGTGACGACATTCTCTTCTCAACAAATGAAGTGAATGGCTTCTGCGGTGCAGAACATCGCATCATAGCAGAAGAATTGGGTATGCGGATCACTACAGCTCAGAAAGATTTGAATTTTCGAGTGAAGGAGCCTAGTGAGTGTACTTTTCTCAAACGTTCTTTCGTGAAGGACGATAGATTTCCTCAGGAAATTTTGTGTCCGATTAAGAAAGAGGTAATTGAGGAAATTCCAAACTGGATACATCGGTGTGACGACCAATTAGAAGCCACCATTGTAAATATTAATTGCGCATTGCTGGAAGCTTTCCTGTGCGGGAAAGATTATTTTGACAACTTGAGATCACTGCTGTCTGGACGCCTGGCGCAATATTGCCCCGGAGCGTTGACACGAATCAACACCTACAACTACTATTTGAATGAATATATTTCTGGAAAAATGAAAGTGTTGGGGTGTCATGAAGACTACTTTGTCGAAAGGGGGAACCTGGACGATTGAGTAGATCTGGCCTTTCAGCAAATCTACAACTTCT